TCAATTTCTGCGGGAATGTTTAGTATTAAATATCAATTATTTTTAAATGATTTGTATTACTTTAATTCCGTTGAACTTTTGCAATATGCAATGGTAAAAACTTATTTGGAAGATATTGACTTTTTACTAACAACCGATAAACAAATAAGATATAACAAGAGGCAAAATAGATTATATCTGGACATTGAGTGGGGTGCAAAATCTAAAGATACATATCTTATAATTGATTGTTATAGGATTCTAGATCCAAATGATTTTACTAAAGTTTATAACGATAGTTTTTTGAAAAAATATTTGACTGCTCTATTGAAGAGACAATGGGGTCAAAATCTAATTAAATTTAGAGGAGTCAAACTTCCTGGTGGAATTGAATTAAATGGTAGAGAATTGTATGAAGATGCTGAAAGGGAAATAGAGGCTATAAGGCAAAGAATGTCTATGGATTACGAACTACCACCTTACGATTTTATAGGATAATGGCACTTAATCCATTTTTTTTACAGGGATCTCCAGGTGAGCAGAGACTTGTTCAAAGTTTAATTAATGAGCAACTAAAAATTTATGGGGTTGAAGTTGTATACATACCTAGAAAATTTGTTCGAAAGGAAACTATAATAAGAGAAGTAACAACATCTAAATTTGATGATAACTTCGCTATCGAAGCATATGTGAATAATTATGAGGGATATGGCGGTCAAGGAGATATTTTAACAAAATTTGGAATGAACTTGAAAGATGAATTAAATTTAATCATTTCAAAAGAAAGATTTGAAGATTTTATATCTCCGTTTATAGCAAATGATGAGCAAGCAGCATCGGAAATTAGCACTAGACCAAGAGAAGGTGATATTATCTATTTTCCTTTAGGTCAAAGAATATTTGAAGTAAAATTTGTAGAGCATGAGCAACCATTTTATCAACTTGGAAAAACATATGTTTATGAATTAAAATGTGAACTCTTTCAATATGAAGATGAAATGGGTGGATGGAGTAATATTAATACAAGTGAAGAAGAAATTGATAGTCTCCTTGAAAATGTTGGATACATTACTAAGTTGCAACTCATATCTTTTGGATCTCAAGCTCTTGCGACAGCCACCGCAAACTCTGGGTATATTAGAAAAATAATTCTATTAAATGATGGATATGATTATACATCAACACCGACTGTATCTATTTCAACAGCTCCTTCTGGAGGTAAAAATGCCCAAGCTGTTGCAATTACAACTTCAGTTAATGGTGTACATTCTATCAAAGAAATTTTATTAGTAAATGCTGGATCTGGATATACAGTATCACCAGGAATAGCAATTACAGGTGGAGGTGGATCTGGCGCGGCAGTCACTTGTGTGCTTGTCACGGGATATTCTGGAATATCCAGCGTAAGCATTGCAACAACGGCACTTGGGTCTGGTTATCCAACATCACCGACGATTACATTTAGTTCTCCTACCGCTGGATTAGCTGTGACCGCAGTTGGTAGAGTTTCAATTGCAGAAACTGGAATCGTCACTGGAGTTTTACTTTCGGATGCTGGTATTGGATACACAACAACTCCTACCGCCACAATATCCCCACCACCTTTAATCACTGGGATTGGAACATTCGTATTTAATGAAGTAGTCACAGGTTCAATTTCCAATGCAACTGGAAGGGTAAAAACTTGGAATTCTACAACAAATGTTCTTAAAGTTGGAACCACTAACGGAACTTTTGTAGCGGGAGATATTATAGTTGGATCAACTTCTAATGCAACATATTCATTAGATTATATTGAAGAGGCGAAGTTTAGTGATAAATATGAAGATAATGATCAAATCGAACAAGAGGCAGATCTTATCGTCGATTTTTCAGAATCAAATCCATTCGGTAATTACTAATGTTAGGTACTTATTATTATCATCAGATTATTAGAAAAACCATCATTGCGTTTGGAACTCTTTTTAATCAAATTTATATTAAACATTTAGATGAAAATGGTAGTACATATAATGAAATGCGCGTTCCTTTGGCATATGGACCAATGCAAAAATTTCTTGCTAGGTTGCAGCAACAAGCAGAATTAAATAAACCAGTTGCTATTACGCTACCAAGATTGTCATTTGAAATGATTTCGATTCAATACGATCCAACAAGAAAAGCTAATGTAACTCAGACGTTTAAAACATTAGATGGCAATGATTTGAAAAAAGTATATTTACCAGTACCATATAATATTGGATTTCAACTATCTGTAATGAGTAAATTGCAGGACGATGCTCTACAGATTGTAGAACAAATTTTACCATATTTTCAACCATCTTTTAATCTTAGCGTTGATTTGGTTGATTCTATCGGAGAAAAAAGAGATATTCCAGTTGTCTTAGATAATGTATCTTTTACAGATGATTATGAGGGAGATTTTTCAACAAGAAGAGTTTTAATTTATACTTTTAATTTTACAGCAAAGACATATCTATTCGGACCTATTGCCGATACTACTGATGGATTAATTCGTAAGGTTCAAGTTGATATGTATAATAATATAGATACGCAAACTGCAAAAAGAGAGATGCGATATACTGTTGAACCAGATCCTATTGATGCCAATCCAAGTGATGATTTTGGATTTACTGAGGAATGGTTAAACTTTGATGATTCCAAAACTTATAGTCCCACTCAACAATCAGATATTTAATTTATTATGAAAAATAATTATGATAAGTTAGATTCATCATTGAATATCAACAGTGAAATTGTTGAGGTCGATAAAGTTAATGATGAATTGAATATAACTCCTATTAAAGGTGATGATATTCAAAAAGATTACGAATATACTCGTGCAAATTTATATTCTTTAATAGAGAAGGGTCAAGAAGCTATTAATGGAATAATGGAACTTGCTGGAGAAGGTGGAAGTCCCAGAGCATATGAAGTTGCTGGTCAATTGATTAAAAATGTTGCGGATACAACAGACAAATTGATTGATTTGCAAAAGAAACTTAAAGAAGTTGAAGAGGATACTACCAAAACTACAAATAATGTCACTAACAATGCAGTATTTGTTGGTTCAACTTCAGAACTTTCAAAATTACTCAAGCAAGGTTTTCTAAATAATAAAGAATAGAAATATATTGTCTTGGATAAACTTAAACCCCATAAATCAGTTGAACAGATTGCAAAGAAGCATCGTCTTGATGTTTCTTTTGTGAGAAATCAACTTGAAATGGGAATTCCTATTGAACATGAGCATACCAAAGATAAAGTCTTGGCAACTGATATTGCCCTCCAACATCTTGATGAAATTCCAGATTATTATACTCGCTTGAAAAAAATGGAAGCAGATGCTAAAAAGCATCATAAAAAATTCAAAGATGTAAAAGAGGCGACAGACGGTGTTGGAGCAAAATCTAAAAATTACAATTTGAAGAAATGGTTTGATGATGGTGGTTGGGTTCAAGCAGGTGGTAAATATGATGGAAAACCATGCGCTAAACAACCAGGTCAAACTACAAAACCATTTTGCCGTGATCCTGATGATCGTAAAAATATGAGTAAAGAAGAGAGAAATAAAAGATCTGCTAAAAAACGTAGAGAAGATCCAAATCCAAACAGATCAGGAGCCGCAAAAATCGTGTCAAAGGAAGAATACATTCAAGAAAAAGAAGGTGAAAAGGATGCTTGTTATCATAAAGTAAAAAGTAGATATAAAATTTGGCCAAGTGCTTATGCATCGGGAGCACTTGTTAAATGCCGTAAGGTTGGTGCCGATAATTGGGGTACAAAGTCCGAAGAAGCAATTATTGGCGAAGCAAAAAAATGTTGGAAAGGATATAAAAAGGAAGGAACTCAAACACTTTTTGGTAAAACTTATAATCGCTGTGTAAAAGCAAATGAGGAAACGGAAATGATTAGATATTGTCCCAAGTGTCAAAAAGACGAAACCCGTAGCGAATGCAAATATGGTCCAAAGTATTGGGATATGTTCTCAATTCCATCAGCACTTACAACTAATCAATTAAAATACAATATCGCTACAGTTCATCCTGGAAATTTTCCAGAATCTTATGATCATGAATATTCAATGGCTCGCTCAGAACTTTCAACAATTATTTCTGCAGCAAAGAGACTTCGTAAAAAAATGAAAGGTGAAGGTAATATTGAGGCATGGGTTCAGTCAAAAATTACAAAGGCAGCAGATTATATTGATACTGCAGCAGATTATGTAGATAGTGGTGAAATGAAATCTGAAAGTGTTGAGAGTGGTCCAATTCTTCCCAAAGAAAGGGGTAAAAGAATATTTCCTAAAGGACAAGAACCAAAACCAACTGGTGCAAAATTACCACCTCTTCAAAATGCACACTATGAACTAGAAGGTGATCTAGTTGAATACTCAAACTGGAGAGCAGATTTTGGATTATCCGAGGATTGGCAAAAAGTAAATCGTCAAGATAAGACTGATGGATTGAGTCCATCTGCAGTAAAAGCATACCGTCGTGAAAATCCTGGATCAAAACTTCAGACTGCAGTGACAGAAAAAAATCCAAAAGGAAAAAGAGCAGGTCGCCGTAAAAATTTTTGCAGTAGAATGAAAGGCATGAAAGATAAACTTACTTCTGCAGAAACCGCAAGAGATCCAGATTCAAGAATCAACAAAGCACTACGTCGCTGGAGGTGCAGATAATGAAAAGTTTCAAGCAGTTTATTTCTGAAAGTATCAATATTGCTGGAGATTTCAATGGGAATCTCTATATGAATGCATCTCAACCAGAGACAACGAGTGAATCCTTTCTTGCAGATGTAGTTTGGCAAGGAAGATTATATCGTATGGAAGTTGAAGGTAAGATGATGGATAAAAATCAACTTGCGGAACAATTGCAAAAAGAATATCCTGGAGCAATTGTTCATAACATTTATCCGGCAGAATCTACTTCCATAAAAGTTAAAAACGCAGAAAGATATAGACCAGAAAGATTATCTTGGAGTGATTGATAATGGCTCAGTGGAATAAGAGTACGCAGGACTTTCTAAATCAGGAAAGGACACTTTTTGAAGTTTTTAATATTGCAGATCACTGGGGAAACCAGACAGACTGGAGACCTCAATTTACTGGTAATAATAGACTTAAAGTTGCTCCGTTCCAAACAGTATTCTTCAACACCTTCCAGTATGGTAAAGAGACTGATGTATGGGATGAAAGAGTAGTTGGAGTAGGAACTGCAACATTTAATGTAAATGCCAGCAATATTGTGATGCAAGTTGGATCTACTGCAGGAAGTAAAATCATCAGACAGACCAAGAATGTAATGAGATACATTCCTGGTAGGTCTGCAACTCTTGCATTTGCAATTCGTCTTGATACACCACAGGTAGGTATTCGCAGAAGATTTGGATTGTTTGATGAAAATAATGGTGTTTATTTTGAGGATGATGGGGGAACATATTCTTATGTGCTCCGTAGTAGTGTAACTGGAATTGTTACAGAAACCAGAGTATACAGAGATGAATGGAATGGTGAAAAGTTTGATGGTAATGGGTGGACTGG